TTGTTTTGACTCTGTTTTAACTTCAGCCGTTGGGTTGTTGTTGTTGACTGTGATGTTGACTGAACTGCCGCCAGACACCCCAAGTTTACCATTACGCCGAGTTAATGGCATGATCGCCTCAGGGCCAGCTTCACCCATAAGACCCACACCACCGTTTGCCATAGGGAACACAGTAGGACTAGAAACAATGCCACCTGAGGCAAATGGGGCAATCTGTTTACCACCGGACATCACTGCACCATCGGCAGCAAATAACGAAGCGCCCCAGGAAGTTGATTTGATCGCGTTCAATACTTGTATCTTCAAAATCAACTTAGCAATGTCAGCCAACATACTTTTTGTCATGTCAGCAAAAGACTGTTTCCCAGTCATCGCAAAATCTATTATGTGATTCGTAAAGTCGCTAATGCTCCCAGCAACTAGTTGACCGATTGCCTCAGACATAGTTTCTGTCTTCTTAGCGACATCTTCAATCCCAATACCAAGATCTTCATTTGCTTTCTTAAATGCCATTGCTGAAATACTACCGTTGTTTAACGCAACCACTAATGCTTCTTGTTGTTCCCACCAAAACTCTTCAGCCTCATCTATGGCAATTACAGAATCAATATATTCCTCAAGTGGGGTTTTTGTTTTCTCGGCAGCCTCGGCAACTCCAATCAGGACACCTTTCATTTTTTCATAAATTGAACCAGAGATATCTTCGTTAAACCATAAAGTATCCAAGATCAAGAGTTTGTCAGAAAGCCGGTCGGACTCAGCCTGTATATCAATTATCGACTTTTTGTATTTCTCCAGCGCTGACAGTTGTCCCTTTCCAGGAGTTCCTGGTTTCTCCTCATCCTTCGGGCCGTATGTTCCATCATTCACATCAGCCCCAAAGAAACCGCGCAAAGGTACAGCAGGGCCAGTGATACTACTTCCAAATTTACTAGTGTTACTTATTGCCATCCCGAACACAGAAGGGATCGACACCAATTCATTTTCAATACGCAAAATGCCTTCCCTGGCTAACCTAACTTGCTCATCCCACCCATGCTTCTCACCTTCCGCCAGGAGATCATAAAACTCTTGTTTTTCTTTAAGCAATGAGTCGTAATGCTCATTCAACTTACCATCAGTAAACTCTCTAATGTAACCCTCAACCCAGCCAGTCAAAGCAGAAAAACCTTCCGGGATCAGTGCTAAAAGTCGAACAACATCAGTTAAAAAATGTATTAAACCGGCAACGGCAGATTTGAATTCATCAGAATTTATAGTCTCGGCTAAATCGTCGAGACTCTCAGCAACTCCTTTAACGCTGCTCTCTGCGTTTGCTCCTTCCACAAGAAGCCCTTGCCACGCTATTTCCAGCTTAGTCATCGCCCGGCCCATTGTGACAGGCAACCCTTCCACCAGTTTCTGATATTTCTCAGTACTACCATGTAGCGCATCGAACATAACTTTGGTAGTCAACAGTCCATCCTTTGACATCTTTTTTAGTTCCCCACGAGTCACATTTAGAGCAGTTGCGAGCAAGTCCATCATTGCCACATTGTTCTCAGACAACGACCTGAACTCATCCCCCGCCAGTTTCCCGCTAGCCATAGCTTGAGACAGTTGGAGCATTGACGAGTTTGCTTCCATAGCGGAAGCACCGGACAAACGGAGCGTGTTGGCGACTGTCTTAGTGACATCGATCAAATCTTTATGATCAACATTTAGGCCCTTCATCGCCATTCCCATACGGGAGTACAAACTCGCTACAGAATTGTACGAGGTGTAGGTATCCATAGCCGCTCTGTTAAGGTCTTTCTGTGCTCGCCCTAACCCTACAGTATGCTGTGCTACAAGATTTATTCGACCGCCAAGTTCGTTGTAAGTATCAACCAACTTCACTACACCTTTTATCATCGACCCCATAACATGAGCACCGGCGAGAATACCGATGACAGAGTTTAGCCGCTGAAATGAAGTTTGGAGTCCCCTGGTAGCTCTACCTGTGCGAGCCAAGTTTCGGTTGATGTTGCTTAATGCTTGACCTGCTCGGGTTGCATCTATGTCAATAACAACATGATGTCGATCTCTTGTTACAGCCATTCGCTCACCCTCAAGTTAAACCGTTTTCTTACTCGCATGTTTCCGTTGTATTGAATCAAACTCAACAACGCAAGATCTCAATAACGAAGACTCGTAATCCGTCAACCTATGCCGATCCTCGTATTGCACCACAGCAGTCCAAGGAATATCACCAAAGTCCATCCCGGAAGACCGACAAGAGTTCAGTTCAAAATACGCACTCCAAACCCATTCCAAATAACTAATGTTTGGTTTACTTTCGAGTGCCTTTGACTCTCCACCGGAATTGACAAGTTTGATTAAGTCAGCCTCAAACTTGCCCCATTCCAGTTGCCACTTTAGTCGTTTCCCAGTTTCTCCACATCTTCCTTGATCTCATCTCTTCGGAAGGTGGCAATTGATTCTGAGCGAGAACGGATCTCTGCGAATACTTCCGGCCATGCCAGCAAAAACTCAACAATGTTTTTAGTTGTCGCTTCCACTGGAGCACCTTCGGAAGTTACACCAGACCATCCGATGATAACGGATTCAGCGTACAGCTTTGCATAGAGCATTGATTCTGTAGCGTCATCCAAAGAACCAGCATCCATTTGACGCTGGTAAGGTTTCGTGAGCCGGGAGAAAGTACGCGCAAACTTTCTATTTGCGCCGCCCGCCCGAAGCACAGTAAAAGTCACCCCGTTGGGGAACCGGAGGTCTACCCCTTCAACTGATTCCAACTCATCATCGCGCTTGTATAACTCAAATCCATCAAACTTCATAAATCACCTGTAATCCTGTATGAGTGTATGTAATTGGTCTGACTCCCCTGGCAATAATGAGATCCGGCTACAGGAAACCATCACTCTCACCAACGGAGTCAGATTTCTCGGTCAACTACCCACTGGCCCTTTTCCATCCACTATGGTTAGTGTACTAACCTCACCGGAATCGTACAGAGCACTGAATGACATTTCATTAACAACATCGGTTCCAGTACCCCCAGCAACTACCGTGTTGGCTGTAATCTTTATGCTCGGGAAAAGCACAGAGAACATTCCAAGGAATGTGGTAATCGGGGTATCTGTATTCTGAACGCGGAATTTCAAACCAATGTTGTCTTGAGACAATAAGGTTTTGAGCAAGGCATTATCTTTCAAATGGATTGTGCCACTTCCGCCAACTTCACAGCGCCCCATGTTGACACTCTTATTACCAAGTGTTCCGATGCACTGAATGCCTCGATAGTTGTTGTTGATGTTGTACTCAAATGCACCGAAGCAACGAGAACTGATAATATCAGCAGCACTGCCAGTCTCGGTTTTGAAATCATCACCAATAAATTCAAGATTTACTGCATCTGGAGCACGGAGCACAGTAACCGTTCCGAGTGAATTAGCCACGACCGTTCCAAGTGTGTACCCAGAAGCTGCTCGGTCTGTGGTAAATTCAATGAACTCTTTACCAATGATCCCACAGTTATAAGTGATCGCATCTGATGGGGAAACCGACATGCTGAAGGTATTGACCACGCAACCAGTGACTACTTGATACAAATATTTACCAGCATTAACTGGATCAGGGAATCTCTTTTGGATAGTAAACGATACCTGCTTACTGTCCACTTTATAAGTGTTGGTAGTTTTTGGGTCAGGGGAAGACCCCGCTACATCGACCACAGCATCACAACTCATCGCAGAAGCAAGCAACAAATCAAACGCCGGGCAAATCACCAGCTCGCTGGAAATATCACCGCTGGCAGACATACCGGTTAAAATCGAATCCAATACCTGTCGGTCAGCATTAAGCAAATTGGATAAGGTAGTCTGCACATCGGCAGCCATACCTTCGGACACAATGGGCAACTCTAACCATGCACCTGCGGAAGGCTCACCGTATTTAGTCTCAGGACATATTAAAAATTGAACTTGGTCACTGGATACTCCCATGACAATATCTCTCCCCCGGCGTTACGCCGAATAATCGTAAATGTAATGGCAAGCTACAGAGTAACCAAACCAGTTTCCCACAGAGGATTGTACCCTAGATGGGAATGTTGTTTCGGGTGGATCTATCGTGGTAAATCTCAACCCACCACTCAGGGTGAGTCCACGCATCATCACCCGTAACGCTTCCGCATGTCCCAGCGCCACATTGCTACCTGTACCGGAGGGGACATACACAGTGACAAACAGTGTGCCTTCTTCTGTAAAACAATTTGACCCAGGCGCACCAATGGATCTTTTTATCTCGCCGCTGGATAAAAATCCATAAGTCATCCACGGGTCAAGGGTTGAGGGTGGCTCCTCAAATTCGTTCTCTTCCCCGTGTATCGGGGTAGCCGTCCACGAAGCTGCAAGGTGGGCTTTAACCAAGTCTCTTACTTGTTTACTGCTCATGCTGGGTCAAGCCCCCTGGTGACTTCTTTCGGACGGATAACAATGGCAGGATACCACTGTCCAACAATTTTCAACTTACGATTGACTACAGTATGCGGCAGGTTCAACTGAAATCGAGAATACTTGATATTCACTGTTTCACCGAACCGCGCTTTAGCTTCTCGCACCACCCGGAGGTATACGCCAGTTGGAGCCTGCATAGACCATTTCATTTTGCTGGTACGCGGCGCTGTCACTCTACCGCTGCGGGTAGTCCGGGACTTCGTTGTGTGACTATATCCGCCACCGTGTTCCATGCGCCGAGCATACGGCATAGTATTGATGAACACATGCTTGGAACCTTTCAGGTGCTTAGCTGTTTGAAAGGTGTTACGAAACCCGATAATTGTTGTGCGACTGTCGATGGTCATGACCGATCTGCCATCAACCATGTACAAGTGGGCATCTTCATAATGTTGCTTTCTGTACCCACCCAACGAGTTATCAATAGGTCGTTTATTACGATACGGGGAATACCTAACCAACCGTTCCGCTACCCATGCCAAGACTACATAAATTGCAGACACTTCTTCAGAGTTATTCTGATAAATGATCCGCCCACCATATCGGACAGACTCCTCATACGCCCCTAGGCGACCATCAACAACCCGAAGATAATCTTCCCTTTTCCTAGGAAACCGATTTTTCAACTGGTCTCTACGAAGAACTTTCTTAGCTAAACTGGCGTGAATCACTTGGAGAAACCTATCGTGCTCAGGGCCACCAATTCGCCAAACTTCTCGCCGGGTACTTATTGCTGGACTTGCCATTACATTAACCCCCGATGCACCGTACTTCATACCCCACGATCTCACCGTGAGTTTCTAATGGGCGAACCAATCTCATTGTAAAGTATTCACCCTCTTTACGGATGCGATCCCCTTTCCGGGGTGGCAGACTGTACCCAGGCAACCCATCCAACTGATTCCATTCCAAAGTGAACCGGACTTCCTGCTGACTAATCTCATGATCCATTGGCTCCTCTTCCGCGTACCGGCGCAACACCTTAATGTCGTGCATCACAATAGGAGCACTGCCGGTTGGTCTACCTATCACAGCGGGCATACCGTGCCGTGCGAACAGGCGAGAATAGGAAGCTCTACCTTGTGCCATCAGAATGCTCCGAACGCTCTTTCTGAACGATAAGTATCCAGCATATTGGTGAACGGGTTAAGTACTATTGGCCCGCCGGAACCACTGCCCCCAGTGTCACTTGAACTCCCGGAGGTGTCATACGATACAGTGAGTGCTCCGTCAATACGCTCGGACTTGATCGGGGCAGCACCGGCATCTGAGTCTTTACCACCGTAGACCGTTTTCACAGATTCCATGATTGCGTAAATGATCATATCGGGGAGCGGGTCATAACCAGCTTCATAAACCAATGTCATGTCGCCCACCAAAGGACGGTCGAACAACAGTTCTCCAATCTCTTTGTGTATCCTGACAGTATCCTGATCTATAACCACGGTCATGTTCCCGCTCTTTACCAGGATTGATGTGATGTCAAATACCGGCCACTGTTTAGTAAACACCCGGTGCTCAGTGGTTAGATCAAAAAGGGTGTCCGTGTAGACTGCTTTTTCAAATGTACGCTGGCAATACTGTTCTATTGCTTCAATCACCGCCGCCAATACCGCAGTCAGGTAAGCGTCATCCTTTGTCACCAGGGGGTCAATGCCCAGGTAATCTTTCACATCAGTTAATACTGGATACCCCATCACACATTCTCCGTTCTACGCTTTCTGATTCGATTCAATTTTTCCGCCAACTTGGTAGCCGACTCCATCGTTTGTTTGATGAACCTGTACTGTCCGTGGTACACCACTGCGAACCGAGTCCCCCACGAATCATGCACTTGTACAACATGGTATCCTGATATCCTGGTTGGGGTAGTTCCAATGCTCGGTGACACTCTCATCATCACGCCTCAATTAACCAATTAGGTTGCCCCGGCAGAGGTAGGAGTTTCACAATCAGTTTGCTGCTGAGCACTCCGGGAGCTTATCCCCGAAACCGATATAAAACCCTCTACCGGGGCAGTTCGTTTATTTATCCGCCCTATCTGCTAACCATTTACGTTCAGCCAGTAGATAGCCTTCCAATTCCCACAACTTATTAAACGCTTGTTTGTGGGCTAACTGTTCACCGATATCTTTATTGAAATTCCGTGAATCAACACAAGCCGCTTCACCTCGAACGCTAAAACCTGTTTCTAAAGTAATGTTACACAAGGTAACTGTTGAATTCGGTAGAATTATATAATCGGTCTTTATAATCCTACTATTGATACCCTCTACAGTAACCTTTTCATAAGGTTGTGCAGCAATTTTATCATCTAATTCACTCATCATTCTATCCTCTTTATTGTACCACCATATTTTAGGCTGATGGCTTACCTCTTACTCGTCTTCCAACGAATTCAAGTTATCAATATTCTTATCCGCATTAGAATGTGTTGCAGTCATCTCATTAAATTCTTCTACAGCCTGTCTGTTTACAGTGACAGTAACTCTAGCTTGATTAAGTGCATCACTCAATGCTTCTTTATGTTCGGTAGATGGTAACTCAGCTTTAACGTGCTTAAACAACTGCATGAGGTCAGGCCAAATATGCCAGAAGACTTTTATCCAATGGAACATTACCAAATCCTCCAGGCGATTTCACCCAGTATAAATACCACCACTAGGACAAGACCCGCTACTGCCCATTTATATATTTTATCACTCATTCACGTTCTCCAATATCTGCACCCTGCGCTCTATATGGTCGAGCCTAACTTCTAGATAATCTTTGTGCAGTATCTTGTCATCGATTTTATCGAGCCTGTTTGACATTGCCACAGCAGCAGAAATCAACGCAGCCACAACGACTGCACCGATAACCGCACCGTAGTTATGAAAAACCTCACTCACCTGAACCACTCAGGATGCGACGTGCATATTTGAACTCACTAGAGGTTGCGTAGCTTGCACCGATACCGACATTAGAGTTACCCAACTTGGTAGCCTTAAAACCGATTACAGGCAGTCCATAGTGGGTATTTTGAGCTTTCATCTTATGACTATTAGCACGGAATCCAAGGAACGCCCAGCCATTGCTAAAGTCAGTCTCAAATACCTGCTTCGTCTGACCGGCAGATAACGGGTCACCATCGCCATAATTTACGACATTGGTTTCATAGCACAATGAAGTAGTCTTGGGTGGAGGCATAGGTGAAAAGTTACTGTCGTCACCTTCTTCTACCTCTTCTTCACGATTGAATGCAAGCTCGGCAGTACGATCACATGATCTGCCATTCCTGAATCTATTAGTGAACGGCCAAAGATGCGAGGATACATCCAAATCAACATACTCATGCTTTGTTGGGAAAGTAACTACCCAAGCAGTTTCTGCTTCTACAACAGGATTAACTGTAAATTCCTGGAACAGTTTATCAGCCATCAACACAGCAGATACCGCATCGATACCCTCATTCCACTCATCAATATAAATCTTACCGTCTTCGCCTCGTACTTCCGAAATCATCGGATAAGCATCTCTCAAATCTGGAGATAAAGTCCCAGGAGCAACGTGAACACTAAAAATACTAAAGTTGTCCAGTACAGTAAGTGGAACGTCAAATTCGTATCCTTCTTGTACGTCGATAATAGCAGCACTACCAAATAGACCACCAGTAGGAGCCAAAGTATCGTTATCATAAGATTTCCAATCACCTGTAGGTGTAGTCCAATTGGTTTGGAATGTGTCACATGATTCCGGGACACCATCCACATGAGTACTATCAGCTACCCCATTACCTGTAAGATCCC